GGACCTTTACCGGGACCAAGACCTTCACCTTCTCCTGGACCTTTACCGGGACCAAGACCTTCACCTTCTCCTGGACCTTTACCGGGACCAAGACCTTCGCCCTTACCGCCAGTCACCAGTTCCTCTGGCATCACGCGAGCATCAGTTTCGATATATGGTGTGAACCTCCGACCAGCCAAAGTTTGTGCGATGTTGCGGCCAGTGTTAATAGAGGCTTTCAGGAAGACACCGTGGACCTGCTTCATTCTCACAAATTTCAGAACATCATCCAAACCAGCCCCTTCTCCCAATCTTGCCACCTCATACATATCCGCTGAGAGCTTCTTCAGTGAGTTTCGGATCCCGTTTGCTTTGGCGAGAGCGGACTGAAGCTGTTCAGTTGCAACCTCTGTATTCTTCGCCACAGCCTCAAGAGTACCATCATCTGTAACATTCTTGAGCCAACCCGCAACCTCACCCAACTCTTCTCGTCCTTGCCCGGCGGACTCCCCCAAAGTTTTACTTGGGTCTATTTCAAAATCTCTTGCTTCACGGGCAATCATCTTCATCACTTCTGGTTCGGTGGTGAGACGGCTAGCATTTACCTTACCACCCACAGGATCTTTACCAGCTCTCAGGTCCGCTTGTCGTTGGGCGGGAGTCTTTAAGGCTTCCTCGTCAGAGACGGCGCGGACCTCATCCATATAGTTGTCAAGGTCGTACAACTCATCATCACTCTGGCGGAGGATGCTTGGGTCCGCAGGATCAAAGGTTCCACGGTTGCCGGTTGCGGATTTGATTTGGGTAGGGTTCCAAACCGCCATTGTTTTGTGAGGACCATCCACAGTTTCAGTAAGCCAAATCCCGTCATACCCAAGGCGATCAAGCTCTTGGATTGTTGCCTTATTTTCGTAAATAATCCAGTTACCGTGTTTGTGGTGCCCGGCTTTTATAAGAGATGGGGTTTCAGTGTTTGCAAGTAGAAAATCTTCTACCTCTCGATAATCTTTTCGCGGATCAAACACCTTTTTAGGCGAGAGGTAGGCAGGTATAACCCGAATTCCACCTGCACTCTCTAGTTCCCAAGGTGTCTTGAACCCAAACTTCTTTACGGTTTCAGTCTTCGCCCAATCCACCCTGGCAGAGACTTCATCTAATGAAAGCAATTTCAATTCCTCGTTTGACCCAACGAGTTCGGTTTGATACCTCTTCATCTCCTCAACGGATTCCGCAATGTCCTTTGGTGGTTTACGAAGCCCACCAGTTCCCCGAGGCCAATCTGCGGCAAACTTAGGATCCGTAGAGAAATAGATCAAACCACCATCGCCTACACGTTGGTCGCCTTTGAATTCACTGAAATCACGCTTTGTCCCGTGATAGAACTGCCGTGGCTTTCCTTCAGGTGTCTTTACATCCACCGAGGCATCCCTAAACCAGTTCTTGAACTCCGGGGTTTCCTCCGCCCCTTGAGCCAACGACCTCACCCCACCAGGAGCAGGACGAGACGGGAGACCTTCACGGGTCATCAGGTTACCCATGATGTCCTTAATCTCTGCATTCATCTCAATGTCGATCTGGGAACCTGAGACATCTTCGTAGACATCCCGCATCCATCCACCTAGTTTCGTGAAGAGACCCTGAAGTCCCTTGGTGGGAGCCTTGCCGTCACGGATGTACCGCTCAAATCCTCTGGCGAACTTCTCTTCAGCATCCCGAACCCAACCATTTTCGGTGACACCGGCCCATTTCTCAATACGATCCAGTTCCTTCTCGTTGATCCCTCTCCGTGCTTGCTCCGGCATATTCCGGTTCAACAACCAACGACGAGCAACGTGGGCAACTTCATGGATCCCAGTTGAGACATCTGCACTTCTGAACCCGGTTATGATGGCCGTCCCATCTTCCTTGAATTGAACGAGACCTTGAGTGGTCCGGGTATCAACAAGTGTGTCCTCAAACTTGGCGTAACCCTTATCTACCAGTGGATCGTGTTTCTCAAACTGAATAGATTTTCTGTCTATACCAAGGCTGTTAATCAGAGAGACCACACCAGTTGCCTGGTCCTCTTCGATGTTCAGTGCTTTGGCAACAGAGGTGGTGTACTCACGAACCTCCGCAACCTTCTGGTAGCCCTTCATGTCAACAACACCGTCCTGAACGGCTTGCATGACTTCATCAGGAGACTTCCCAGCAGCCTTAGCCTTGAGGCCGTGACGGAAACCACGCAGTCCTTGGATGAAGGTGTCCATGAGACCACCAATACCAAGACCCTCGATGGCGTTCTTCAATCGACCCTCAATCTCCGAGTCATCTTCATCAGATGCGAGATACTCCGTGATTGGGTTCTGGAGCGATGGGGCCATCTGAATCAGGTTTGACAGTCGAGCCTCGTGTGCATCAAACACAGCGAAGTCAGTGACCGCACCAGCGACTGCATACTTACCAAGCTCCCTCCCCTTAGCAATCGCAGCAGCCTTCCTGCCAGTCCCAGCAGCCTTCTCAGCCTTCGTGAGTACCCCTGAGACTTTGGTGAGTGCACCAATCTTAGAAGCAGCTCCGAGACCCACACCAACAAACGGGATGGCGAACTGAGAGATACCCTCAACCAGACCACCAACCATTGTGGAGGACTTCCCCAACAACCTGTTGTCATAGTCGGGCAAAGCATCAAAGGTCATGTAGTCCGCAAGGTTGTAGACACCCTGGAAGGCTCCCTCGATACCCCGGAATGGAGCGGCAGCGATGTCTCCGAGATAATCGAAGAATCCAAACTCTTCCTGCCTCGCGTCAACAGTCTTTGGTTTTGTTGCGGTTTCCCACATGTTGCCGTATTCGGGGGTATCCAGATAATCTGAAAGAGGCATCAATTAGATCCTTTAACGTCAGCGGGCTTGAGACCAAGTTGCAGGGACTGGTAGCGGAAGAAATCTGCGGGCAGACCTGCATCAGTACCAAGAGCGATCAGAAGTGCACCAACCCGCGTCTCACCAACAGGTGTGTTGTTTTCAAGAGCCAGGTCGTATTCAGCCACCATTGATTCAAGATCCACGCGGTTGTTTACAAACAGATATCGTTTTGGGTTTTTATGGGCAGTGGTGATCCCAACCCCATCTTTAGTTTCCCCAGCCTGTAACTCTTCGATAGTCAAGGGTTCAGCGAAGGATCGAGCGAGAAAGTAGTGCTTGGTCAGATTCTCATCTGGTTGTGGACTTTCTTGGGTGATGTACTTAAAGTCTGTGCCACGCGGACCAGTACGTCGTAGTTTTTTCACAGACTTGTGAATACCATCAGAACGGAATGTGTAATCCAACACCCCGTCTGGGTTTGTGGCGGTAGGTGTTCTGAAAATTACCAACTGATCAGAAGATGCTTGTTCCATTGCTCCGAATGACGCGAGCCTCTCTTCAAGAGTTGACTCTGGGTTTCGCAGAGTGCCCACAAACGATTCAGTGACTTTAGGGAATTGTTGGGAGGACCAGATGGATGATTGTTCAGCCACCACATCGGCAGCAATATCCACAGGAAGTTTTGGTTTCTCCCCTTTGATAACATCCACACCCTTCCGTGCGGGGGCTTCCACACCCTCCGTCAACACTTGTATTCGTTCTGAGGCCCACGGGTCGAGGTCTTCCCGAATCTTCGACAGAATATCTCCAACATCCGCCTCATCATCCCAGTGTTTTGAAATGAGAGAATCTATTTTTCTACTCACTTCCCCACCAAATTTGAGTCTCAGTTGGTTCGCTGCCCTTGATCTCGCATCGAACTCATTCTTCAGATCAATATCCTGTGCGTAGAAACGTGAGATAAGTTCCCCTGTAATTTCGTCTCTCACACCAACTAAACCCCTAGCATTCAACTCCATCGTCCTTTTGGATGGACGAAGCCGGTCATTGGTTTGGTCATCTTCAAGGGTTTTAATCGCCTTCTCCATGCGGACCAGATCTTCACTTGACATCGTTATGTCGAGACTTTGCAACTGCGCGTCTCTGACGGTAATCCGCCCCTCCCACACCTCCCGATAAAGACTGTCAAAAGCGTCACGGTCTGTGATGTCAGTTGTAGGTGCAACAGCCTTCGCGTAAAGAGTTGTGAACTGCTCCATAGCTTTCGCAACACCAACCTTATCCAAGGTTTCATCTGACTCTAGTGCGTCTTCAATGAAATTCTGAGCGTTCGCTGCACCCATCTCAGCCAGTTCTGGCCGGTTTTCATAAATAAGGACAGAAATTGCATCACTCGCTTTTAGAAGTTGGTCTGTCCTGTCATTCCTCTCTTTCCGTTCAGTGGACTCTTCCGCACGATCCCCAGCATTCTCAAGGTCATACAGTTCTGAAGCGTATCTCTTACCCATCGTGGCAGAGCCGACCTTGATGCTTTCAAACTTTGTGAGTAGATCACCCGCTTTTGGATCTTGGTCCTCTCTGGCCTCCAAATAGATGTTACGGAAAGCGTTGAAGAACTCAACATCCCCCGCGATACCATGTCTTGAATAACCAATTCCGATGAGTTCCTCCACCTGATCAAATGCCCCGTCTGGATCCCCCCGCCAGCCCTTTAGAGCTTCCGAAAGGTTGTCTGTTAGATCTTCGCGGAGTTGCTTAGAAGTCCTCGCAGCCCTCGCCTGATACACCTGTTCAGAGAACGCATTGGCTTGTTTAGAGAACTCAGCAGAAGCAGCGTTCCCTGCGTAGAACCCAGAGATCCCAAGTTGCTCAAAGGCTTGCTGCATTGCAGCACGGGGGTCTTCGGTACTGTACGGATCAGAAAAGCGATCTAGGTTGCTGATGCGGAACTGCTCAAGAGCGTTGCGAGCTTTCTTAGAACCCGCATGAGAAAGGATGGACTTCTGAGCAAGGGGGCTTGCACCCTCTGGGAGACCAGCCTGACGCCACTGTAGGGCTAGAGCGGCATCCAACTGATCCTCAGTCATCAAATCGACCTGAGCAGTTCCTTGCTGGATCTCAGCCTCTACCTCAGCCTTCTGCATATTCCCAGTGACCTCTGACAAGGTGCCAGAGAGACCTGAGAGAGACCGAGCAATGTCGATCCATTCGTTCTGGGGCATCTGGAAGTAACCGGGAGTGATGTACTGATCAGTTACCTGTTGGGACGGCTGTAATGCTTTATAGGGATTGAAGTCCCCGACTTGTTGTCGATTAGCCATTGTTTATCTCACTACCCATATTGATTCCATCGCATTCCTCCCCAGTAGCCATCGGAATAAGGTGGCCCCATGCCGCCATAGCCAAAGGGGCTTCCTGAGTGGGGGGCATAGGGGATGCCTGACTCGCCAAAGGCTCTTGCACCACCAGCACCACCAGCACCACCAACACCAGCTCCAGGGCTTGGCCCCCAACCCCCAGTGTTTGTCATGTATTGGTTGTATACACCAAGGCCAGCAGAACCAATCCTAAGAGCTGCTCCAAGGAACGAAGGTCTTGCCGCAGGCATAAACTGGAGGTTCTCGATGTTGGCCTGTGCCCCGAGACGGACAGACTCAAGTTGGTCCTCAATGTTGTCTTCGCGGAACTCTAGGTTCCTGTGGACGTTGGTGCCGAACTCTAGGTGTTGTCTGTGGAAGTCATTCAGTAAGGCTTGGAGAGATCCACCAGCAACCCCCGCCTCTGAACCAGCCACCTGAGCAGTCGCAATCCTCTTGCGAGACTCTCGGTAGACCGCGTTGATCTCGTTAGCAGCAGCTTCTCGTTCTTGGAGTTGGCGTTCTCTAGCCTGACGAGATTGGTTGGTGTAGTTCGCCAAAGCTCTTTGAGTACCCAACGCTTGGCGTTGACGGTTGAAAGCGTCTTGGCTCTCTGCTTGTTGTTGTTGACCATAGAATGACGCAGCAGTTGATGCGCCAGATACGGCAAAACTTGCGATTGCCATAGAAGCTGGGTCACACATTAGCAAATCCTTACGAATTCATGGAAAGGACGTTTCTCAACGCCAAACTCTTTATGGGTGTTTATCACAGTGAATCCCAGCCACTTGATAAATTTAATATGGACAGTGTTCCTGGCATCCACATAGTTGAAAAGCATGTCATACGGTCGGGCACATTGATCAAGCCAGAACCGGCATTCTCTCAGGAACCGAGTGGTGTTCTTCAGAATCCCATCAGTACCCAACAACCAGATCGCACCTACGCCCTGCTCTACAGGACCAGCACCAAAGATCGCAGCGGGTTCCCCACCAACAACAATAGTGAATGGGATATCTGAGTAATGAAACCCATTTACAATGGCCTCCTTTGGGGAGCACCCACTGAAGGCGAGGATCTCTCTGCGATCCGCCTCTCGGATATTCTCAGCAACCCAAGAGCAATCCTCAAGTTCCGCGATACGGATGTAGAGATCTACAGGCCGATTCGTTTCGCTCTTGGACTCCAATTCAGTTCAAACTCCGCTGACATCAGGTTGCTGGGAAGAGGGCTATCGTTCTTAATCGTGATTGTAACTTGGTCGGCTTTAGAAAACACAGGGAATCGGAACTCCCCGCTTTCCAAAGGAACTTCACCAAGGGTCAGAGCAGAACCAAGGACTCGGCCAGTAAAGACATGAGAATTGTTGTCTCTGTGATCTTGTTGGACTTCCATTGAGAAGTAGGCACTATCAGCATACACCAGAGTTCCATAACGGATCTGGGCCCGCCCATCTGTGATTACAGCTCGACCCCCACCCGGAGAAGGTTCCTTGAGGGTGACATCTGACATCTGGTAGGACATCTCATAGGATTCCCCTACATAGAAATCCACCGCGTCAATCACCCCCGACACGTCTCCATAATCCCCTGTTAAACTGGCGGACCCTAAAGTACCCCAGTCATCCGCTGTAGAGGCTGTTTCTGTGAGGGTACCAAAGTCCTCGATATCTAGGAGGGACTCCCGAAGGGCCACAGTTGTATCCTCAACCGATGGTGGGGAGAGCAAAGGAACTCGGGTTCCCGTTGAAGTGATTACCTCAATGTTGGTGCGACCTTCGGTGACCTCATAAGGAAGGGTAAGGATTTTGCCAGTACTGTCGAGGGTCCCAGCGGTAGTTCTTCGATCCAACCGTGCCATGTATAAAGAATTTGGGTCACTTTTCCCCAACTCAAAGGCCAACTTCTCGATGAATACGCCTTCAGACCTGTGGACCACCATGTAGAGATTGGTCTCAACAAAGTCTACCCCAAGGATTTTAGTCCCAGTACCAAACTCAAACCGATGCCAAGCACTTTGGAGACGCTCCTCGCCCGCCATGTGATAGTTGTAAATGTATAGGGCATCAGGATCCCCATCCGTCATACACACCAGAACGCTTTCGTGGGTCGCTCCAGCAATCTTAGTAATCTTGCCTGGGATGTACTTTGGGACATGGGCTGAGATATCAACACCATCAAACAGGTCTTCCACTGAATGCTTTGGGACATACTCCCGAACACCTGAGAAAGATCCACGATTGAACGGGAACATCACAGAGGAGCCAGCGGCAACCGGGGGGCAACTCAAGAGACAGTCATAACTCGTTGCGTGAGCGATTGAGACCGTCTTTGGAGTCAGTGTATCCCCACCCTGAAGGATGAACTGTGTAGTATCGGAGAACAGGATCAACCTCTGAGCCAATGGAACAGCGTGCCGCAGCACTGCAACTCGATTGTGAGCAGATGCCACATCAATCGGAGATGTGTCCAGAAGGTCTACCACAGTGATTCGGAAGAAGTTGAAGAACTCTCCAGACTCACTGAGGAGAATGTTGTCACTTGCAAGGAACCCCAGTCGGTTCTTGAACAGGAAGACATCATTGATCTTCTCACCGATAAAACTGGGATTGGGGTTGGTGTCTGTGTCACCAACCAGCCGGTTGCCCCACCCAAACGTGGAGTAGTCATATTCTGGGTATGGGTCAGTCCCACTGGTGTGGGTATCTCCATCAGCCTTCTTAAACACAAACGTGCTATCAGCCTGGCGGATCAGGACGTGGGGCATAGTGGCCGCATCAAACTTCAAAGCGCCATCTAGTGCGGGGCCAGCACACTCTTCCCAAGTGCCTTCACCAATGCTTCCAGCGGCCCCTAGTGATACAAACTTCACATAGTAATCATCCAGCGTCTCTGATGGCTCCCCCTCAACCTTCAGGATCAGACCGTCCTTGGCGTATGTGGGGAGGTCTGTGAACCTTTGGCAAGAGCCCTTGAAGACCTCAATGGCGGTGGTGCTATCAGTGTGGGAGACGTTGATCTCAAAGTCAGCACTGCTGTTCGTGATGTAGACCACATTGTTCCCAGCAGTGGCTGAGAAGTCACCCTGACCGTGAATGTCGCCCGCAAGGTCTGCGGCGATGGTTGAGGAGGACTGGGAAGCTACTGTTATAGATGCGTTGACTGTGGTGGTTCCATCATCAACATCAATCTCGTAGTCGCCAGCATCACCCCCCTGCTTGATAAACACCAGAGCCTCATTGGCGTTCACAGAGGATGGGGTGTCATCCGTATCCATCGCCACCACTGTCTCGGTGTTTACAACGAAGGTGACATCAGCAATCGTAACAGCCCGAAAGGCTGTGTCTGCGTTGTCTGTGCCTAGGTAGGTGACACCATCAGGGGTGTCCACGGTCTCTTCATTAAGGTTCACCAGGTCAAAGACCGTAATAGACTCATCCCGTATGATCACAGAGTACCGCTCGGTCTCATCACGGTTGATGGTGTGAACGAATGTCTTGGCGTCCCCGGTGATCCCTGTATTCAAAAGGTGTTCTGTGGGGAGACGCTTGGCTAAACCATCGACCACTGATGGATAGGCATTCTCCTGAGCTGCACACTGGGTTGCAAACCTTAGTGAGTCAGGCTGCTGTGAAACCCCGTTAATGAGGTTCGGGATGGTCTTGGAAACAAGCATCAACTGCGCCCCAATTTGTCAACCACACTACTGCGGTCGATAATCCGGGCGACATCCCAGTTATCAAACACACTGTAGTCAGCAGTTTCCATCTCATACTCGCGGAGAGAGAAAAGAGCGGACTGCTCATCTGACCGGGAGAATGCGGAGAGCGTCTCTGAACCAACAAGGCGATCTTGGTAGATCCTTGCAGACCGAATCATAATGTACCGGCGGGCACTCTCGGGGAGTTGCTCCCAGTCCAGCATGTAAGTGACAGTGTACTTCTTGGTGGCTGTGAAAGTGTAGGTACGATTCTTGCGGTTGTAGAGTTTGGAACCCCGGACCACAACATCATAGCTTGAGTCAATGTTATCCCCCTCAAGATCCACACGAGCAACCCCGCCACTCAGTTCAACTTGGTTCTCTGAGTTGGGGGCCAAAGGGACATCCTTCTCAGTGTTGAAGTGCCACCCAACGGATTGAACCTCACGGGAAACTTCGTCAAGGATATTCTGAGCGAGGCGGACATCAGCGGTGAGAGATCCAGTCAACGAATTAACAGGAGCTTCTCCCACGTTACTCAGCATCGTGTTGATAGCTTCCAACTTTGTTGTGAGTGCGAGGGCCATCTATAGGCTCCTATGAAAGAGAAATAGGGGTGGCCTCCTTTCGGAGACCAACCCATTTAGTTTTTGTTGACCGTTAAGTCAATCAGGCGGACTTGATACCCACGCATGCTTGGCAGCGGAGGTAGTTGTGCCCCATTGCATAACGAGCAACCATGAGCGTACCCTGTCGGTTCACCATGTAGTCACTCTCGACTGCGAGGTCCATGAGCTTGACTGTACCAACACCAGAGCGGTGGAAGACCACGCCCTGATAGTCCGAGAAGTCAATGCCCGAGTAACCTTCATCAGCCACGGCACCAGTAGCACCAGCATCAACGAACGGATCGTTGCGGGTGTCATCGTCACCGAGAGCACCTGTCGCAGTACCTTCGTCAGCAGTCGGGATATGCGTGCTCATAAAGCAAGTAACACCCGCGACCTGCATCGCCTGTTGACCGCCCTGAAGGATCGAAGCACCTTGGCCGTAATCCTTGTTGAGCAGAGCAGCAGCCGTGTCAGAACCACCAGCAGACTTAAGGACCGTGTAGAACGCAGTAGGTGTGAGAACGCACCAGCGATCACCAACGGGGACATTGTTGTCGTCCAGGTATTTCGCTGCATCAATGATTGAATCAATGATGTTGTCCCCAGTCGTGCCACCAGTGATTGTGCCACCAGTGTAGGCATCCCCAAGAACATCAGCCTGATCGAGCGAACCGGCGATGATCGAGCGAATGATCGCTTTATCTGCGTGGTTAGCAAGAGCAAACCCGAGTTCACGGGAATAAATCGAACGAACATCATAGTGGTTCATTGCTTCGTCGATATTACCAATGAAGGTGTGTGACACCAACAGGTTGTCGATATTGATCACACGCTCTGCGTGGTCAATCGAAGCACCAACGAGTTCCTCACCCGGCAGGTGATATGCGGCAGCCGCAACACCCGTCAGGGGGAACTGTGCGCTTTTACCGCTCGTAATTGTACGAACGGTGTGAAGAGGCATCATAAGATTGCGCTCTTCAAACGCGGAAAGAACTTCACCGCTGAAGGTCTTGAGGAACAGCTCGAAGTTGTCCGAACCCCCCTGAGCAAGACCCAGCCGTGAAGCAGTATATGTATCTGCCATTTGAGGCTTTCCTTTCTAAAAGAGTTAAAGATACGTTGAAAACATCGACGTTATTCGATGGCTTCGGTTCCTAACCCGATCAGTCCGGTTGTCCCCCGCAGAGGGCCGCGTCAGTCAGTTGGTTGAATATCCACTTGAACGTCACCAGCAAACCACCCTTCAGGGAGGTCTACCTCGTTACCGGAAAGTTCCCATGAGGAACCATTCCAGAAATAGACATGACCCCGTATTCCAGGGCCAAGCCTTACTAATCCATCACTTTCAGGGACGAAGACGACTCTTGAACTTTCGCACCCGCTCAGCCCAAGCATCACGATAACGCTTAGGCACTTCAGGGGCATCGTTTGCGAGAGTCGGTTCATTCGCCTTCTCCATGATGAGTTCTAGAAATACTTTAAAGATTGAAGAGAATGCAGCCATGATGGCAGCCCACATTCTCAGCTGACCTTCTTCTTCAGTGCAAGCCGCGCACCTGTGTATCCAAGAGCCACCAGAGCGGATGCAGCAATGCCAATGACCTTAGCAAGACCGCTATCCTCTGCGATGACTCCAGACGCCATGAGACCACCAACAACGGTGGCAGCAGCAGCGAGCCAGAACTCAGTAGTTTTAATTCCAGGTTTCATTGATCACCTCAAAGTTGAGAGATTGCGAGACGATCCTGAATCTCTTGACGAAACGCAGGATCCTTAGAGTAACGTGGGTCTCGCATCGCTTCAGATACTTGATTCCACGAACGAAACGGATTGCCACCCTTAGTGGATGGAGCGGTGCCTTTAAGAAGACTGGGGTTGCTTCCAGTGGCTTGGGCGTAACGTGCCGCTAGACCACGAGCAGCCATCGTTGCCGCATTCATATCCCCGGAGTCCATCGTCCGATCATAGGAGGTGACTTCTTCTTCAGAGAGGTTTTCTTTTGCCCACTCGATCATCTCACCATACTGCTCTTGTCCCCCAACTTCGTTGAAGATGGTTTCTTGAGCTTGAGAGATCAACGCCTTCTGACCTTCCACATACGCACGGGCCACATTCTCAGGGACGCCCCAGTCTTTCTGGATCTTCTCATAAGAATCAGCAGAGAGTTCACCAGACTCAGAGAACTCCTTAGTGTACTCCGCAAGATTTTCAGAGGACATCCCGGTGGATTCAGTAATAGCATCAACGGACTCGGGAGCAGATTCAATGGGCTGATTGGTTCCCATTTTGGATTCCAATTCACCATAGGCGTTTGCGAGGGCCTCTGGAGATTCAAACTTCTCTGGTAGCCACTCTGGTCGTTCCGATACCTGCTCTTGTGAATCACTTACCTCCTCGGTTGGTGCTTCTGGGCCTGTGACACCCATCTCCATTTGTACTCGTTGTTCAGCCATTCTTTACCATCTCCTTGGCTACGTCAGCTTCGGCCTTCTGAGACTCACGGAACTGTTGATCCGCAATCCCCATCACCTGACCACCGTATTGTTGAACCACAGCATCCTGCTGGGCTTGTTGCATTTCCATCATCATTTCTTCTTCAGTCTTAATGAGACCCTGGGTGTCGATACCAAGAGCAGTTGCGCGTCGTTTGATGTATTCACCGAGGTGGACATACTGAGCAATCGCCTCTGGGCCCACAGTCTGGGCCATACCTTGCAAGAAGAAGTCGAGACGGTTGAGGTCCGATCCTCTAGCCAACGCCTCGATGCCTGTGATGATAGCAGGTGAGATGTATTTCTTCGGGAGTTTTGGAAGTTTCTTCTTCTTCTGAAGGTTCGCCATCATCCTGTTTACCAGCGGAAGTTGAAGTTCCTGTGAAAGCAGGGAGAACGCCCCACCGAGTTGCCGCTCAATCGACTGGGTAACCAGGCGGACTTCTTCAGCGGTTACTCGTTCGGCTTGCCGGATGGTCCCTTCCGTAAGGAGAAACGCATACGCAAGCCGATCTGTAATCGTCTGAGCCGTACCCGCCGCGATAGAGAGGTCCGCACTTTTCTGACTTTGTAGAACCGTAACATCTTGGGCACTCCCTTCAACGATGGCCCCATTGGGACTCTTCGCAAGTGTTCTCGCACGAGTTGTGCCATTTGGTGAGACCATGAACAGAATCTTGGAAGCAGCCGCAGCACCTTCCACAATGGCTTGGGTCAATCCCTCTAATGAGCGGAGGTCCCCTAAGTATTGCTCCACATACCCTCTTCCGTAGTTCTCACCCTCAACCTTATACATCCTAAGTGGGAGGAAGGGCATCTTGTCTTCTGCGTATGTACCACGAGAACCTGGAATTTCAGTTCCACCGACTTCTTGGTAGACCTCCCACTTCTTGTCCATGCGTTTGTGTATGCAAGTGTACAGGTCTACCGATCCATCGGTGTTTGGTGATATGGCTCCAACAGCACCCTTAATCTCTTCAGGTAGAGCGGCTGGGGCGACACATTCTTTCGTAACAATCTTTAGGGGGTTCCCCATAGGATCCCGCTCAACGCAGTACCGCGCAAGGGGGAAGACCCGCACCCCACCATCTGAGGGGAAGTGCATTAAACAGTTACCTGAGATGATGAGATGCTTGAGGGCTTCAAAGAGGGAGACGCGAACATTGTTCGTCTCCACCTCCTTCATAACAGCCTTCTCAATATCTGATAGTGACCGCTCAATTTCCGTCTTAATTTCTGGGATGCCCTCTATTTGCTTCAAGGCTTGATCATCAAGGACCAGCCGGAAGAATGGGGCATTGGGGGGGAGAAGGCTGAGGAGCAATGAGGAAGCGAGGTTATTCACCCCCCGAGCCCCCACCCCCTGATAAGGAGTTACAAATTTCTGCGACGAACTGTGCCCCTCATCTGGGATCACCGTGGGCAGTGTCAGCCGAGAACAATCTCTGGCACGTTCAAGGAACGAGAACCTTTGGGTCTCCAGTTTTGTGTAGAGACCTTTAGCACTATCCATCTAATAAGCTCCACCCACACCAGTTCCTGAACCCACGTTATCCATTCTGATCTTCAGACCCGAAACACCCTTACGCCTTGATCGGCTCGCCCGACCTTCTCGCCTTGCCAGACCTCTGCCTGGAGAAGCGGCTGTTTCAGCCATCTTCTCTGGTGGTGGTGGCGGTGGGGGTGGCGGTGGCGGTGGGGGTGGGGGACTTGGGGAAGAAAAAATCGAAGTAAATGGTTCAATACACATATCTATCGCTCCAGAACATTCTCAGATTGTTCTTTGTGAATTGCGGCGAGGTGGTCAACAACTGATCTTTGGCCGACTTGGTGAAAGATCGCTCGCTCGTGTTGATTGAGATCAGGGCTCTTCAGTGGGAACTGCTGCTCAAGCCACTGAACCAATTCAACAGAAATCGGCGGGGGCCTTTCATATACATGCTCTTTATTCACCATTCGCCTCCTTCTTGGACTGCACATAGGCCCCCAGTAGGATGGTGTAGTTGATGAGATCGAGCAAAGTGTCCCTCAAGGATTCATCTGCAACCTGAAAGGATCCTGTTTCACAGAAGGTACTGAGGCGAGAGAACTTATCAGTGAGACGAACCAGGAACCCCTTCTCGGTAGTTGTGATGCCCATCGCCTCACACCTCTGGAAGTTCGCAAAGGGTTTATCATCTTCCTTCCCAGTGTAATCTCGGTTCTTCCTCACACTTAGGGAGAGGGCCTCCCGGCACATCCCACGGTGAAAATCTAGGTATCCCTCTCGGGTCATTTGGGGTTCCACAATTTTACCTTCTGCCTCTTTGGACTGAACTCCCCCCTTCTCAATATCCGAGAGACCCTCGCTTGAACCAGTGCATCCGCCTCCGTCAGCCCCGCTTTCGCGTACGCTCCCAACACTTCCTCCCAAGTCCCCTGCTTCAGTATCTTCTCCGCTGTCTTGGGGCCGACGCCGGGGCACCCCGAGTATCCGTCTGTACTGTCCCCCGTCAGGGCTTGGGACAGATGATTGAGGTCCGCTTGTTTTTTGCTCAGGCATTGAATGCCCTCCTCTGCATGGTTTGGGTTGTATAAATATCCAGGGATCGTCTTCATGTCTTTGTCTTCAGAGACGATGATCTTCTTCCCATCAATCCTTTTCAGCCCCCCAGTTGCGAGCAGACCCATCACATCGTCCGCCTCAAGGTTGTTGAACTCGATGGTCCTGTAGGTCCCTCGGCAATAGTCACGAAGAGCAGGGAACACCATAGGCTTCCGCGTGCCTTTCCGGTTATTCTTGTAGGTTGGCAGGACATCTTTCCGCCAGTTCTCTGGTCCAGTCAGGGTGATGATAACTTTATCAGCTCCAAGCAATTCTTTGTGTCGAGCGATCCAAACGTCTACAGCTTGCTTTGCTGCCGCAGCATCCCCAGTCAAAGTCCAAACATCATCCCCCCAATCAAATGCCTCTTCTACCGCAGAACTTTCTCGGTAGAGAAGAATATCCCCGTCAATCAGTAGTGTCGTCAGCATGAGATCCGTCTCCAGCTTCTGCGGCCATCCTAGCCACCATTGAAAGTCCAAGAACCGAGTGATAAGAACCATTAAGTGAGAGAACAATATCCTCCGCGTCCCCTGTCATCTTCGCGGTGGCGATGAAGATTGAGTCATCAAACCGCTTCTGGAGTTCTTTGAGTAATGCGGAGGTTTCGATGTATTCAAGTGGGTCCATTCGTATTCAATCCGTTTCAGTTTGCGGAGTTCTTCACAGAGTTGGGCTCGTTTGTGTGAGCGAGGAGGGTACGCGGAGATCTCCAGAAGTATCTTAGCTTGTGGAAGTTTCTCTTGAAGGTATGGGAGAACTGCCTTGATACAGTTCCTGGCGTTGTCCCCTGTGGCGTGCCACGCGAACGCTTGACGCCACTTAGGGTTCTCTGGTTTAGTTTTAGCACGGCAAGCCCCTCCGAACATCTCTGATAACCATCCCAAGGTGTGAACATAGGTGTTCTCAACACAGACTTCAGGGGTTCCGTTGGTGAACTTGAAGCACCCCTCGCCATCTAAGTATCCAGCAGCATACGCAAGATCTTCTTCAGTGTGTTTCACTCCAGTTTGCTCCAATTTTGTACTCTCCAGTGAGAGGGACTTTGAGATTGAGAGTCTCACCAGCCGCTCTGATGGACTCCACAGCAATCTTCCCTGTCTCTTCCGCAACACTTGGATGAACACTAAGCTGAATCTCGTCGTGGATGTGGGCTACCTGGTGGAGTTCCCGAAGATCCACATGCAACTGTTTGGTGGCTTCCTTCATTACCACCGCACCGGCAGATTGCAGCAACAAGTTCAGAGCAGAGTGCTTTGAGCGAACCGGCAGGACACGCCCGTCGAGACCGTGGAGGTGCCCTTTGGCATCTACAGTTTTCTCAATGTGCTTCTTCAGTTTCTTGAATGCAGGAAGGCGATCCATGAACCGCTTCTTGATCTGCTTCCCCTCACGCGCTCCACCGTCAATGATCTCTCCAATCAAATTATCACCACCACCATACAACCACGCATATATGAATCGCTTCGCTTGGTTACGATTTTCCAACCCGGCGGCTTCCATGTTCGTGGTGTGGATGTCGCCTTCACACACCTGCTTGGCATACGCACCACCATCGAAGTACGCGAGGTAGTGGGCCAGCATCCTGAGTTCCAAGCCACTTGCGTCCACCCCCACAAGGACATGCCCATCATCAGGAAGGAACAAGGCTCTGCACTCAGATCCATAGGGGGATGAGACAGAGGGGACCTGAGAGACGTTCGGGCGAGAATGCGAACACCGGCCCGACACAGTTCCGTTGGTGTTTATCCGACCATGAATCCTGCCATTCTCTACACAGCGGAGCCACGCCTCCTTGCCTTCAGCCAGTTGCCCAAGACGCTTGGAGATTGTTAAGTAATCCACCAAGGGCTTTGCTTCTGAAAAATCCATTGACTTGAGGATCGTCTCGTCAATCTTCGGTTTCCCATTGGCGGTGTACTCTCGTGGTTTCCACCTGTATTTCTCAACAAGGCACTTGGAGATCTGGTCTCTAGATCCAGGGTTGAAGGGGATGGTCTTCACCTTGAGTGGCCCCTTGGTGATCTGGGTGTCTTTGTATCCAGCGGCCTTAGCTGCTGTCTTCGTGGGGTACTGTTCACAATCCGCCAACCAGTATTGAGGTGTCTTCATGGGAATCTCGACAGGTGGGAAGATCTCCTGCATCCTCCGCTCCAACTCCGCCTTCTTATCTAGAAGTTCTGCGTGGAGTTCCTTGGCAGCATCCACATCAAACCGGAATCCATGCCGTTGTTGTTCGATGATGATCTCAGCGAAGGCGTGCTCCAGCATCACACTGGGAACCGAGGGGTCTTCCCGCTGAATGGATTGCCACAACCGCAGGGTTACGTGTGTGTCTTGAACACAGTAATCCTCCATCTCCTGAGACCAGGCAGACCAGTCGGTGTGGTCACCTTTGTATTCTCCGAGACGGTGACCCCAAGCCTTCAGTGAGTGAGACCCGATCAAGTTCTTGGGGTACTCATCGCCGCGCTTGAAGTCCTCGTCGCGGATGTCGGGCCACACCAATCGAGACAACAGCATGGTATCCCGTAGACATCCGTTCATCCGAAAGTCTGGATACAACTTCTGAATGGCGGGGATATCAAAGGACATTGCGTTATGCCCGATCACCTCATCAGCCAAGGAAATCTCCCGCAACGCCTCGTAGATGTTTTCCTTCTGGTGGTTGTAGGTCTCCACCTTGTTCTTGTTACGGATAACAATGCAGTGGATTTCTTGAAGATCCGAGAGTTCTCTCCAATCCTCGATGGCGTTCGTTTCGATATCAATAATGATTGAGTGCATGGTCATCCTTCATGTAATGCGTTAGTGGATAGAATAGCTCGTCCTAATAGTTCGGGGATCTGGGGAACTACGGAGTTGCCGAGTTGTTTAAGTCTGTCCAACCGCTTGGGAACCCCATCAGCCACTCGACCCACGTTGGGTTCAATTTCCCACCATGAACTCCGTTCAAAGATTTGGATTGCTGGGAATCGCCCCGTAGACGATACTTGTGGGGTGACGCATCTGGTGTGGGCCACCATGTTCTTGGGTCGGTTGCTACCTTGGTTGCCAGAGTGTACCCCCCCTGTGGGTGTAACCTCTCCGCTTCCTTCTTGGCTGCTTCCATTGAACAAGCTATTGAGCTGTTGGCTGTTGGGGTTGGCAATAATCCAGATCCTGTCCCTCTGGTGAGGCGCGCCAACGGCACTAGCGGGAATACAATGCCATTCAGCGCAATACCCGACCGAGTAGAGATCTTGAAGGACCAAGGTAAGTCCCTTAGATCGAAGGGCTGATACATTTTCAATAATTGCCCACGTTGGCCGTACATCTCCGATGAGTCGAAACATCTCCGACCAGAGACCGGATCTCTCCCCAACAATTCCTTTTCCTTTTCCGGCTCCACTGATGTCTTGGCATGGGAATCCTCCGGTGATGACATCGGGAATAATTTCATCTGCTTGCAGTCTTTCACTTGTGAGATCCTTTATGTCCTCGTAGATAGGTACACCAGGCCAATGCTTCTTGAGGACCAACTGAGCCTTCTTATCAATCTCGCAGAACGCAACCGTCTGGAAACCCCCAGTCCGTTCGAGACCAAGGCTGAACCCTCCGATACCCGCGAATAGATCTAGGGTGCGGTACATTTACAATGTTCCTTGAGATATTCAATAATCACCGGGTCCTCTTCCAACAACTTCCTAAGTCTCCTAAGTGCGGTGGCCTCAATCTGCTGCACCCGTTGATGAGATATCTTTTTCCCTGTGGTATCTTTGAGGTGAGCAGCGAGTTGCTTATAGGGCATTGGTTTCATTCCCATCCTCCATCATCTACGGTAGGCATCGCTGGATCTTCTCCCAGTACGGGCTTGTTGTTGTTCTGAGATAACCAAGAGGACCCCCATTGTGTATCCGACAAAGGGTTTCGGGGGTGTCATCAGGGGCATAGCGATCCCAGTAAGCGAGCATCACCATCTCCGCGTAGTACGGATTGCGGACATCCTCGTAGGTTCCCCCGATCTCTGGGTGTTGCTCAAGAGCATCAAACCAATAGTCGTTTGAGATCTGGTAGGAACCAAGTGACTTGCCCCCATCACCTTCAGCGTTGTTGGGATCTGGGTGCCCACCTGTTTCCACTTCGCGGATCGCATTAAAAAGGGATCTCGGATAGATCTTCAGCAGAGTCCGAACGAATCCACTCTGCAAGTCTTCCTGTTTCTCGGTCGTATTTGAGTTTGTTTGAACAGACACCGCATTCTCCTGAAAATCTATTTTTAAGAACTCTGATAGTCGTGACGTTTGGGTTGTCTTCGTCTTGCTGGTCTCGCTCCAAGCCAACAACAATGTCAGAGAGCTGAGCGATAGCGTGAGAACCGCGTAGTTGAGCAAGTGATGTTTGAGCACCATCTTCATGGCCGCGTCCTTCCGGTCTACGTAGATGAGAAACCAGTATCAGAGCGATCCCCAGTTCTTCTGTGATCGACCGAAGGCGAGTCATGGCATGATCAATCATTCGTCTTTCGTCACCATCACCGATACCTGAGACAATGATACTGAGATGATCGAGGAAGATGTGGGTGGCTCCGAGGTGGAGAACCATGTACCGGATCTTAGATACCAAGTTATCCCAAGCCATCGATCCAAAGTGATCGTAGAGAACCAGCCGATCATTCCCAATGGCAGCATCAAATGCTTCCTTTAATTTTTCTTCAGGAAAATCCCAGTAATGTTGAGGGCAGTTCAGATAGATACCCATCATCGCCCTGGCGGTCTTCTCGACAGACTCTTCCAGTGCAATGTAGCCAACCTTCTTGCCAGCACCCATCAACCAGTACGCCAGTTCCCGGCACACCGAAGACTTGCCGACCCCTGTGCCACTGCAAAGGGTGACGAGTTCACCTTGGCGGATACCGTGAGCGAGATCATTGAGACCACTCCACGGATACGGAACGGAGTCCACCAGTTGATCCGTCATCACCCGTTCCCAGAGATCCTCACCAATGATCACCCCGTCTGGTCTGTAGGTGCGAGCACCGTAGACCGCGTTGATCATCTCCTTGACCTTGCCCTCAACCAGACACTCGTTGGCATCCTTGCAGGGCAGTGTGACGATCTTCGCCTTCCCCGGCGACAGTAACAAGGAGCACTCGGTAGCGGCTTCCACACCCGGCTTGTCTTGATCGAAGCAGAAATGAACGTGATCGAACTTCTCAAGGAACTCGATGCTTCTGGTGATGGCCCTCGCAGCTCCCTTCGCACCGTTGGGGATACTCACGACAGGCCACTTGTTGCCAAACGCCTGAGAGACCGAGAGACAATCTATCTCCCCCTCACATACTGTGATGAACTTCCCGCCATCCCTCCAGAGATGCTCACCGTACAACGCGGTGGCCTTGCCAAGCATCCTGAAGTCTTTGTTAGGTAGTCGTATCTTCTGAGCGACGATCTTCCCGTCACCACCACGGTAGTTCGCAACGTGACAGAGTGTACTGTTGTACTCCCCGATGCCGTACCCGAACTTCTTGCAGGTCTCCTCGGAGAGACCACGGCTCTTTATGAAGCGAGCCTCTGATTGTATGAATGCTGATTGCACCGTGTCATCCTCTCGGTACTCTGAAACTTGTTGGTTGTCGCCTGGTTCCCACCGCCCACATCCAAAGCAGAACCCGTGACCATCATCGTAGCGAGCGAGGTTGTTCCTCGATCCACAGTCGGGGCATGCCTCATGCCGCAGAAATGAGGAGTTCGATTCGTGGTCCAAACTCATCCTCCCATCGCTTGCTTGTGGTTAATCTCAGGATTTGATCATCGTCTTGCCACACAATACCGTTGCAAGAATCGAGGATCGCCTTGGCATAGTTATCAACATCCCCCCTCGGATCCCTCCGCTTCGTGGTCTTGGGCCGTTTGCAATAAAAGATTGCGCGGACCTCAAGACCACCTTGAAGCGGGTCACCCCCGTAGGCTCCTTCCACTGCGGGCTTTGCGTCCTTGCGGAACTTTGAGTAGCGCGCTCCATAGTAGGTTCCCCACTTGGAAACGCGAGGTCTACTCGCTGGCACAGGAGTGACTGGGATCTGGAGGAGAAGAGAATTCACATCATTCCTTCAAGGGGATTGTTCGTGATGCCGTCATCAGAATCTTCACTGAGATTTGCAGCAACCGTTTCAAATCCCTCTTCGTTCTGGAAGTCATACGCAGCAGCTCCACCACCACCGAACTCAACGAGATCGATGATCTGTGCCACACGCAATCTCAGGGAGACCCCGATGCCCATCGTAGGTACGTACCAAGGAGCGACCTCCACGCCACACCGGAGTGTTGTTCCCGATCCGATCTGGATATCGTTCCCGATAGGTTGTTGCTTCGCATCAATCAGGGTGGGTCGTTGGGTGATGGTCTTCCCATCGTACTCATAGGCAGCTTTGAGTTTGATCTTTAGGTCCACCTCGTTCGTTTCCTCACCCTGATCGTCGATCACATCCAACACAGGAAGATCAGCCTTCTTCAACTCCTTTTCTTCTCCATTCTTCTTCAACTTCTTCTTCAGTTCCTTGGTTTGTTCCTTGTGGTACTCATCACGGACCTTGGTGATAATCTCAACGAACTCCGCAGCATCTTGTGCTGTCATCCGCAGATTCACGGAGTAGACGCCGATCTGATCGAACTTTCGGTTTGGCTCATTGAGCCACGGATAGATCGCAGTCCCCTTCGGGGTAGTCAGTTTGATGTGCTTCCGTTTACGCATATGTTTCTCCAGTGGATTGGTTCACGAAAAGTAATACTGTGAATCGAATACAGACTCTATCTCCAACCCCCCAACGTAGGGGATCGGGGGTAACTCTACCCCAGTGGGGAGCAGGTGTGTTATCTGCTTCGCAAAATTTTCCATAAGATCCTCAGAAAACATATCGACGCTCGCCTGGCGAAGACATGAGGAAAGCATCCCAGATTTAGCAGCGGTCGTCGCATAACTATCGTGGATCATGGAGAACTGGGTGACATCGTTAAGTACTGCTAGGTTAGTGGTTTTCATCATCAACGCGGCATCCAACCCATGAACAAAATTCGGGCAAATCGAGTTCTTATGTTTCATCGGTGAAAGATCCCCCTTGCCAAACCTCAAGCGATGCCGGCGGATCTTCTGCCCAATGCTGGTCTTCACCTCCATCGAGGCTTGCTTCTCATAAAGTTGTTTGACGAGATACCCTGTGGGTGTGGACCACATGGGGATAACATCATGCTCCATACAGATCCCAGCGACGGATCGCAGCCAGTCCATCCCAGCCTGTGCAGACTGCACAGCTTCTCCGATGGATTCGTAGATGAGATTGCTCAGAAAGATGCACGCCTTGAACGGGTGATCCTTGAATGATTTAGGCCGCTTGCCACTTCTGGTGAGATCGAAGTACCACTGAGCGGTGTACTCTTTGCAGGATTGCTGGGTGCCCCCGTAGACGGCAACCATAACTTGTCTTTTGCATGTACTCCGATCAATGCCGAAGGCCAGCCAAGTAGCCGCACGGGGATCATCGGAGACCTTCAGCTTCTCTATGACAAGATCCGCAACCTGCTGATAGAGATCGTAAGGACGATCCGAAGGAAGGACGTTGGTGTACTTAGCCCCGACAGGATCCCGAAGCAGCATCGCGTAAATCTGGTGCCCTTGATTGGATGCGTCTTGAGCAACGGGTATCTTCGATACGTGTCCATAACCCGTCAACAGGAACTCCCCCATATCCATAGCAGTTGCAAGGAATCCCCACGGTTCCTCCGCTTTACACCACTCCGTGGTGGTTCCCAGCGGGTCCTGGTGAATTGCCTTGAATAGATCCTCGTGGCCCCACACCCAGTTCAGACGTTCCTCGATGGTTTTCTTATCAAGCCCCCAGCAATTAGCGAGGTGTACCCCAAGGTAGTTCGCATCATTCTGAGTATCGATTGGGTCGCCCTCTGAAAACCTCAGAACTGAGCGTGCCCAGTCAGGTCCTTGGGGGTTGAGGTAAGCAGGAGCATCATATACACGGGATCTGAAGTCACAATTCTTGGGGAACGTGATGGGCTGATCCGAAAACTTCTGAGCCATGTATAAAACTTTGGTGAGGTGTAGTCGTTTACTACGATCCTGCTGGTTTAGAGAGTGAACCTCCTTAGCAGCACGCCTCCATTGCTTCTGAATCTCCTCGTCGATCCAATCCTTATCTGAAGGGCGTGTGGGAATTTCACGATCACAATTCGCAGGGAGATCCCCAACACCTGAGTTATTCTCATAACAGTACATCATGCACTGGAGAACATCGTCGTTGATTTCCCATTTAGTTTTTTGCAGTGAATTGATCGCATTATAGAACTCAGGCATGTGAGTGTTGTCGAGTTCTTCCAGATACCCCTTGTCATAGGTCTTCACCAAGGGACGCCGACGAACCTCATCACTGAGGTATCCACCTTGCCACATATTCTTCCACGGGCTTGGCTCAACAACCATCGGCATATACACCGGAGTCAAGATTTCATGGAATGCGTGAGCTTGCTTCAACCAATGCAACAGTGACTCAGTTGCACGCACCAATGTGACGGAACGAGAGAAGATGTTCGTCACCGTCTCAATCTCAACGAGACCAGTGGCAGTCCGCATCAACTCGATCAGAACCAACCCAATAGCACACCGATCCTTGCCGCCCCACTTTGGGAGAAAGATATCGTTGGCTCGCGCGGTCTTATACCAAAGTCGTCGAGTGGAATCGTAGGACGGATTGGTTTTCGTTCTCTCAAATAGATCACGATATAAACCAGGATGTTCGTCCTTCAACTTCCTCGCTCTATGCTCATCCTCCAGATATTGCCCAAGCTTCATCGCAATGGATGTAAGGGTTCGTTGTTGTGAGATCCCATCAAGGACGGTCCGAGCAGTCAACGCCGCCATGACAGAAGGAGGTATCAGTTCAAAGTAAGGAAGAACTCGGTGCTTTCGCCCTGGTCCATCCGACGAGTTCCGCATCCACCGCTTGATCTCATCACGAAGCGTCTCTATCGATTCTCCGAGAAGACGTTTCGCCGCTGGTGAGTATGTCTCAGTACCTTTTTCCCGGCCCCGTGACACGGAAGCCCAGTACCGCTGCTTCCCGAGATCCACCATCTCTTTTTCAAGATCCGTTTGTCGCATCCTTGCATCCCCAGTGCCACACTATGTGCCACAAGTTTCAGAATTTGAAGAACTCATCCATCCGTGGATAGTTGATAAAGAATACCAGTGGACTGCTGATTATACACCAATCCACTGGCGGGAGGTTTGAGACGGGATTTTAAGTCTTGCGTGTCTACCATTTCCACCACGCGGGCCTTTGATAATAAAGGATTTTTTCTGTTGTCGCGTGGTTTCATTCTGCCACACCCGTCTCAATTTGCCACCAAATTATGCCACACGCTCTGCAACTAGACTTACAACATTGTTGCGTCTAGTTTCAAGCTTCTCAATAGCAGACTCCAGATCTTTCGGAGCAAGGTGAGTGTACCTCAAGGTCATCTGAATGGTCTTGTGACCTGCAAGTCGCTGCACCATCGCAATCGGTACACCCTCTTGAACTAAGTTACTGATGAAGGTGTGCCGACAAGCATGCAAGGTAGCACCAGGATCATCGAACCAACCCAGTTGATACCGAACCTTGTTCCATATCCTTCGGGTACGCTCAAGGTGAGTCCACTTGAAGGGGCCAACAGAAGATTGCTGGGAACTGATGATACGACCAGTCACAGCCGTCATCGGGATAGACCTCGGAGAGAAGTTCTTGGTCTCATTCAAGACAATCAGGTTCCCCTGTATGTCCTCCCACTTCAGATTGAAGAGTTCACCACACCGCATACCAGTGTCAAGAAGCACCCGGATGATCTCACCATACTCAGGTGCCCCAAGATGATTGAACATCCGCGTGATTCGCTTCTGTTCCTCATCAGTGTACCAGCGGATACGACCTTGAGGTTCACGGAACTTCTTGATGGGTGGCTTGCGATCAATGATCCCCAGTTCCACCGCAACCGATAACATCTTCCCGATGGAACTAAGTTTCCTGTTGCAAGTAGAGTTGGAGTTCCCAACACCCTTCCACTCAGCCACCGCTAAATCGATGGTGGCCTTGTCGATCTCACCCACAGGTGTACTCGCCCCAATCGTCTCAACTACCACGTTGGAGTTGATGATGGCCGTCTCCTCACTTCGAGTCCCAGCCCACACAGTCTTGTAGGTGTAGTCACTGAGTTCCTGAAGAGTTCGGGGAAGACCACGACTAACTGCTTGTCGTGATACCTCCGGGCTTCTCCCAGCAATCAGGTCAGCCCTCGCTTGAGCCTCCCATATCTGGGCTTCAAGTTTCTCTTTGAATGATCTTCGATATCGAACACCTTGGTGCATTACCGTAGCCTCGAAACTAGATCGTCTCTGTTTGATGCTCATGTTCATCCTCCTATCAATGTCTGAGCAAGTCTTCGACCCTTCGGGGTCAGTTTCACCAGTTTATTTCTTCTATCGAGAGGGTTTTCGTAACTCTCAACTAACTGATGACCGGGGTGGCCCCGCCTGTGAATCATACCAAGCAGAGCAACATTACGTGAGCACGAACTCTGAGCAATCCCAACTTGAGCGGCAATAGCTCCCATCGCCACTGGTTCAGGGTCGTGTATTGCCGTCACCAGGAAAGTGGATAAGGCTTGGGCTTGTATCTCCGACTCTATCGTCCTCAAACATTCGATTTGCCTGAGCAATTTTCGCAGCACGGAGTTGTTTGAGCTTTTTTCGCGGGGTCCAGATGAGTCTAATGGTACAGCAGGTGACATGGCGTTCATCCTCTTCAATCCAGGTTTCAAACTTGTGAAATTCATGCGCCGGTGGATCAAAGAAGTCAATAAAAAGATCTCCGGCGACTAATTTGAGAAGCATGTGAGCCTCCATAAGCAAACAGGAACTTTTCACAACTAAGACCTAGTTGAAGAGAATGCGCCTTGACCCAGATCAAGAAAAGTAAGCACCCCCCCAAGAAACTAATCAAGGAGGGGTGCGAGGATGACAACTAATGTGGAAAGTATTGTAACAGATAAGGTGGGCAGGGTGCTGTGGTGGTTTCCCAGTAGTCGGCGGAACCCATTTAGGGCTGTATACTCACGCCTCCCACCTCCAGCACCTTTTCGGTAGTGGTCTAGCCTCGACTACCCCCTATCCTCACCCTCTAGAGATTGATTCCCGTACCATCCGGGGTCTGCGTTGTTCATTAGTTGCTCAAGTATCTCAATCGCACCCTCACGCGATGCGACTCGCTGACTTGGGTGCTGTTGAATCTCCGCGAAAATCATCTCCGCTATCCTGTCAATCAACTCCTCAGCTAACCATCTGGTTGTTGTTTCTTGGTTGTTCATTGTTCATCCTCACTACTAACTAACTACTAACTAACTACTAAGAACTGTAGGAAGTATTGTAACAGATCACGAAAGGGAGATCACCAGGTCCAGTAGATACGTTGAATCGAAGAGATCGCGGACTAACGCATCATCCTTGACTAATGAGTCGTCCTCATCGTGATATAAGGTCCAGTCGTCGAGACTAACGTGAGTGATCCTGTTATCTATGCGAGTTACCGTGAGCTTCAAATCCCCCTCTAATCCGAAGTCTTTGATGTGCTCCTCGATAGGGTCGAAAGAGGCGTTTCTCCATTCGGTTGGACTTAGTGGTTTCATGCTGCGCCTCCTTCCGCCTTGGCAATCAGAGCGCGCACTGATCTGACTACCCAAGCCTGGGCGGCTGCAGCAGCCACCTTGCCTGGTTTGTAGCAGTCGTCGGACTGGGCCATTTCCAAATAAGGCAGAACCGTGTACAGCATATCGAGCATTTCAGGGGCCGCAGTTGTGAGCCGTGTTTCTTTGTTCATTGGTGCATCCTCATACTTGAAACTAAGGTAGAGCCGTGAAACGATCCCCAGGCCGTTAGGCCAGAAGATCGGGAAGGGTCATTCGGAGAATAGTACGCTTCCGCCTTCAACCCGCAGCAACACGCCGCGATTATTCAACTCTTCGGCGTACGCTTCCTCTATCTCATCTTCATCCATGTCGGGGATATCAGCGGGGTCCACTAGATCCTCAAGGGCGATACTGTAATCACCAGCGAGATCCGAAACACTATCGTACTCACACCAGTCACAGCATATCCCGATTACGTCGAGCTTGGCCGGGGTCCCCATATCTTCGCCAAGATCCCAGTACCACTCGAACAGTGCGTCATAAGCGTGGTATGAGAATTGATCGGCGCGGTCATACTGTTGGAACTCATCCCGCATGTGCCCGGCGGAGCGTATTGTTTGCTTTAACATTGTTCATCATCCTCATCGGTTGGAAGGTATCCGGGGAAGTTCCCGGCGTCTTTGTTGGGTGTTATCGCCAGGCTCAGGAACCACGCGCACAACGCGATAATTCCGAAGGCGACGATCAGTAGTAGGATATCGTGAGTCATATCTCGCACCCGTGTATGTCAATCTGCCAAAGGTTGCCATGATCGGAGATCCACCAAATATTGGGGTAGAATTGCTCCGCCTCCATGCGACTAGCGACTATCTCCAAGGCTACGTCGGTCGTTTGATATTCTCCAATATGCTGGCCTTCATGGGTTGACAGACTGGTGAGGCCCAGTAGTGGTCCCGAAGGCGTGAGTATATAGTCACCTTGTTCAGGCGCATCGACGGTGTTGTCAATCTCGCAGACAATGGGATTACCCGTGGAGGAATATATACTGCGGATCTCGTGTTGCCCGTCGATCTCGAAGTCTGTGATAGGTCGCGCGCTGTACATTTCGTCAATATAATCATCAACAGGGATCCGTTCATGCAGAGAATCCCGCAGAGCCTTGCGTATCTGGTCTAGGTCCAGTCTGAATATGGTTTGCTCTGGTTTCATTGTTCATCCTCAAGTATCGGTCCGGACAATTCCGGACGTGTTGAAACCGCCCCAGTACCTTTCGGCAGTGGAGCGGTGGAGATCAAGGCATCTGCCCATAGCAGTCGTCGATGGCTTCCTGCTCAGTTTCAAATGGTCCGCGCCAATCAGTATCGGGATCGTCAAGGCGCAAAGAGTCAGGGGACTGCCAGAACAATTCCACGATGCCTTCTGCCCACCAATAATAGAACCCACCCTTGACGGGATGATTCGGGGCGAATTGTTCAATCCGAACAACGCAAGGTACGATGAGTTCGGGAGAGTTCGGTACTGCTTTCAATGTAAGCATTGGTTCATCCTCATGAATCAGCCCGCACTATTGCGGACGTGTTGAATCCACTCCAGTACCGTCAGGCAGTGGAGCGGAGACTCGCTGCCATCATTCCCGGTTTCCAGTAGCGGCGAAGAACCCCCCCCGCAACGAGCCGGCCCAATCGGTAACAGTATCGGCGTGCTCCCACACACAGACCCCGTGACGATCCGCAAGCGCTGTGAACTCAGCCAAGCGAGCCACAACGATGTCCGCTTGCGCATCTGTGAACGTCCGGCCGTGTTGGTTGTGAATACTGTGTGGAGGGTCGTCAAAGTGGAACACCAACCCAGCATCATAGAGCGCCACCAACCAGTCGCTGGCATGCTCTAAGGTAGTCAAAGGCTCTGAAGGAAAGCAGTGTGAAAGCATTGTTTCATCCTCAAGTATTCGCCCGCACCATTGCGGACGTGTTGAATCATAGCGAGATATCGGAGCAGGTCCACGGACTGCAATAGAGAATCCGGAGAATTGGTGAAGATTTCTTCGCGCGCCAACAATGCCTGCCAATAAATAGAGGCAGGCATTCAAGGAGTCGACGGCAGGATGGCCGACAATCGAGCCGTGTACTGGATCATAGGTCCAGTGGAAACTACAACAGTAGTAGGTGATTCGATGGGAGGGTGGCATCATTCAAGGATGCGGGCGCGATATTGAAGGGGGCATGGGGGGCAATGCTTAGCACTACATTTGATGCACCCTGTCAGATTTTTCAACCAAAATCCTCCCGCATCATCCGTGAAACCTTCACACCCATCTCATAAAGTTCACGGTCGAGTTGGGAACCTGTCTTGCCTCTCCCGACAACAAAGAATTCCACTGGCCTTCCCGTGTCATCCACAGACACCATGAAGTGAAAGTTTTCGGTTCGATCCAACACACTTCGTCTTCTTGTTTTCACATCCTCACACATACACCCGATACGGGACCCTTTCCATCAGCAGTATCATCATCCTCAAGGTTCCATAGAAGAACCCAAGACACCCAAAGAACCCCCAGAAACACTTTTGAATTTTGAACCAGATTCTGTATGACCACTTGAGGTTAGATCTTCGGCCCATGTCTGGAACTCCTTTGCATTCTTCTTCACAGCATCTGCAAGGGACATCTCCAGGGTTCTGATATCTCCCTCAGACAACTTCAGCCCATAGATTTCCGTGATGCACTCAAGGACTTCATGCAGGATTGTCAGTGCCTGTATATTTCTTGGAAGATCTTTGTTGATGGCAATCTGAGGATGCGGTAGGCATTGAAATTCCCCCCAAGTTTCTTCCTTGGTAAGATCTTCATAGACCACAGGAACCAGAAGAGGACCAATGTGTAGGTTCATTGCCGTCGAATCTTCAAAGTTCTTTCTCGGGCTAACCGTTCACCTTCATCACGATCATGTTTGTCCTGCCCCATCTTCAGTATTGGGTTCACTTTGCTCATCCATCGAAGGGCAGGTAAAGGAGACTTTGCAAAGTTAAGTGGATTAGGCATGCACATAGAAGTTACCCCTAATTTGTTTTGGGTTATTTATATAAGAATTACTTCTATGTATTCTTATATAAGTTATATAGAGGTAATATAAAGGTAATGTAGTAGTAATGTAGTAGTAATGTAGTAGTAATTACCTAAGATTACCTAAGACTCTCTAAATCTTCTTAGATATATCTAAATTGTTTTAAGTAGTTTTAAGTAGTTTTAAGTAGTTTAATAGGTTCACTTAGATCTTCTAGATCTAGAGCTTCCCCCCCAAACCCCCCCACGGACCACCAAGGAGGATGAGAACCTGGTGATCAACGTGAAGGTGAATGGGGGAGAAACTCTAGACCTAAATGAACCTAGTCCACTTGCGTGTCCAGATAAGCGTTCACTTGAGTCTTCTGAGTCTTTCGCTTCCAAAGAACCTTCTGTTCTTCAGAACGTGTCCCTAATACACCTCCACCCCTCCAGAATCTCCCTGAATCCTTAGATCCTCTCAGAGACTCTCAGTTGGCTTCTAAGGCGTTTGGATATTTCAAGGGAGGTCTGCATTCCTGAAGGCTTGAACGCTCTCAGGAGTCCTCCTCGTCCCCCTCAGTGGGTTCTGGTGCCAGTATGTCAATGACCTTGATATGATCCACAAGGGCATCCGTCAATTCCACGGTGGTGAGTTGATCTAACAAGAACTTCTCCCACGCCTTTATGAAGTCATCGAGGGACGATCTGAGGAGTTCGACATCCATGTCATGGAGTTCCTTGGTGAGCCCCCCAAGCAGTGATCTTGGAATAGCTCTAGTTCTTCTGTGAGTTTCTCAGAGCGTTGTGTGTGCATTGCTTCATCAACATCTCTGGACATTTGATCCACCCAATACTGAGCAGCCATCGCGAGGACATCCAGGCGGTCATCGTGGGCCAATGAACCTCTGTCTCGGGTTAGCCGGGTCATCTGGTAGAAGAGTTGGTATTTCAGGGCCTTCTCAGCCGGGAGATGTTTGGTTGAGTCATAGTCCTTTCGGATGACCCGCTCATCCACGATCAACTTGTGCCTGTTCATAACAGGCTCTAAAACATCCAATATGCGTCGTTCTTTCTGGATATTGTGGCGAACTTCCGTGATCGTGACTCGGTGGATCTTTGAGAGAACTGGGGTCAAAAGGGCGTTGAACATGCCATCACCAAAGTTGGATTCGACCAAGACTTCGTTGACTTCCTGCTCCTTAGCGATCACTGCCAGGGCCTTCAAAGTCTCCTCTGAGTAACCCCCCGGTAGCCCACCAGCTGCTGTGACAAAGAGCTGAGAGTTCAACATCTTGACCACTGCATAGGCCGTCTCATCAGCACCTCGACCAGAGGGGTCAATCGCCATGACGGATCCCTGATACTTCAGGAGTTCACCGTTGGTCCCCATCGGCATGTAATACCGATCACCATTGAAGCCAACGCACGGGATATCCTTATAGGCATACTCAGGAGACCCCGCCCAAACCACCTTCTCAGGAGCATTCTCAGCATCCAGACGCATCACGATTAGATCATGTAGCTTCAGAGGATACCTGTCAGCATCACTCAGGGTGGTGTCCAGCATGAACTGGAGAGCAAACCCTGAACGCCCGTAGGACGCCTCACGCTCCATGAGGTCAAACTGATTGAACCTCTTGGGGTCTGTTGGGGCACCTTCCTCAAGGTCCATCTCAAGGATTGTTGGGGCGATCCTGGGGCCGTAACCCACCACCTGTTTCTCGGTAGGCTTCCGAGCGGGCCAGATCTTCACATCATATCCACGGTCTGGGAGTTCGTTGTAGAGACTCTGCTCAGACTGAGGAGTCCCCAGATAGATCACATGACCCTCTGGTTTCAGAACAGCATCGAACTCCTGTACCGCAACACCGATCTTGTCACGCATCATCTGGGTCGCTGAGTTGTTCAAAGACTCCACATCATCCGCAATGATCAGGTCTGCACGAGCACCTGTGATCTGTGAGGAGATCCCCTTGGAAGTCACCGAAGGTGCGTGGCTTGCCGGAGCAGGACCAACATCAAAGGCAATCTTGGAGTTCCTCTGAGTCTCGTGAGGTTTCAGGTGATGCAGGATCTCCATCTCAGAGATCAACCGCAAAGTGAATGTACTGAAGTCATCAGCACGTTGCTTAGACGCAGACACCACCAGGATGTTCTTGGTGGGATCCATCAGGAGCTGGTGGCATACGAATGCAGAAGTGATCCAAGACTTACCAACGCCCCTGAAGGCCATTACGCATCGACGCTTAGGACCACACTGAATGTAGTCAGCAATGTCGTATTGGATCGGGGTGGGGTCAGGGAGACCAAGGTGATCCCACGCTATAAACAGGAAGTTCCTGAAGTCCTTGAGGCGTGGGTCGATGTTCATGCGGACTCTGGGATCTCTGCCTCTGGATCAAACGGGAGAACCTTCGCCAAGTTCAGCAGAGGTTCACTTTGGTTGATGTTGGCATCAATCCCGTTGTCCTTGAGGAACTGCCGAGCAACACTGAGTTCACCTGAACCAGCTTCGCCTGAAGCGATACGTTCCATCAGGAGCATCGAGAGTGCTTCGTGCAACTTCCCCAGTTCCTTCTTATCCATGATATTTGTCTCGCATGTTAAGGGGGGCATCGATGTCCCCTTCCAAAGTTTCTGAGAGGTCCGTAGAAGCCAAGGTTGTGCCGATGACCGTGGGACCAGCAACTGGAGGGGCGTCTGCATAGGTGTGAGCAGAAGGGAGACTGGATTCCAACCCCCACTTGTGATGGAGGTATCCCTCAATCTCTTCGATGTAGTCAGAGAGGTCTGTGTGAAAGACGACGATCTCGTAGATCTTCCCGTCGAAGAAACTAGACGCACCATCCTCTGCGCCGATGTAGAAAGGACCAGCATCTGTGCCGCCCGTCTCACCAGACCGAGTGGCTTTCTCTGTCCCATCAACCCGCCACACAAGTTCATCACTTGCATCGAGAGATGCCAAAGCAACCACAGTGTCCCCAGCAACATACTGGGTGGATTGGAGAGCGGTGGACCCCGCGTAGTAGAAGAAGGTAAACCGCCGGTTCCATCGCCACCAAAAAGCACTTTGGCTGGTGTCCTCGTTGAAGGACCACACCGCTTCGGTAGCCCCAGAATCGTCTGGTGAGCATACGGTCACACAGAGAATAGAACTTGCGCCCGCATCAAGTGGAGAGTTGTCCCCAGCGGTGTCCGACCCATCAAGAGTCATAAACTCAGAGGTGCCGTCGAAGTTTAAAGCCGGGAGCCCGTTTTGGTGTGCCTCCAGAAAAGATGGTTGATCATCCGCAGTGGACTGGGCGGCGTGATAGCCATTACCACTTTCATCAGGCCAGACACTGATGGTGGACTTTGAAGTGCCCCTCAAGGAGTCTGCCCGAAGCCACAGTCGAAGATCCCCGGTGATATGTTCCGGCTTGAGCAAAGGCATAAGTCACTCTCCGATGTATGAACTGACTGTAACTGTCCCAGCCGCATTCGCAGTGACCACCCGCATGTGCGGGAACAAAGTCACAACAGCCGCTTTGGTGGTGTTGTTGACATCAACAAAGGCTTTGATATCAACCCAGTTGGAGTTGTCCATCGAACCCTGGAGGGTGACATCAACATCGTCCGATGCCCCCTGAGTAGTTTGGAATAGCCCAGTTCGGGTCTTGTTGACATCGAGTGTGACAACATCAGAGGTGGTTGCCTCATCAATCGGGAATGACCCGCCGGTTTCTTTGAATTTGTGAATAAGCATTATTGATCTGCCTTAATGTATTGAAAGAGAAATGACGCAGCAGCCCCAATGACCGCAGCGGCCCCCAACATCCAACTTTTGGATTGTTCGAGATTACGAATTCGATGATCAAGGCGATTCAGTTCCTCGTCGTGAACAGCCAAGGAGGTGATTAAGGAATCTACTTTGCCCTCCAGCCTCCCCAGGGCCAGCAGTAATTCTTCGTTCATTTGATTTAACTTTCTTTAAGGCCGTAGAGGATAACAACACCTTCATCAATGTTGCCCCCAGAGTTACTGAGTTCAAATGCGGTGTTGTAGTCTGCTGCTACAACCGCAATGGCACCAGTTACCATTGATTGATAGTTTGAGGATGTTTGGCAGCAGTATCCCGTCCACCAATATGCAACCTCGTTGTTGTCATCGCCAGATGTTACAGTGAAGTTGAGCGTTGCTGATAATTTTGCACCCGCATCATTCCACGCTGTAGGGGTTAAAAGACCATAGGAAGACGCATTTTGACCTGTATCAAATGTCGAACCACCACGACCACCGCCCTGCATGAAGCCATAATTCTGGTCAGAGAACGTGGTTCCATCATCGTTAGACCACCGCATCTGAAAATTACCATCACTGACACCATGCAGACCCTCTATTCGGAGGATATAATTGTTGTACTCGGTTTCATCAAAGTTCACTACAAGTTCAGAGACAGATGAACCAATGGTGTTCTTCGAGATAAACTCCATTGCTCCACCACCAGCAGTAGCCCATACTGGATTTGCAGCAGCCCCCTGAGTCTTCAGGAATTGTCCACTGGTGCCCGCACCGAGATTCACAAGGTCAGACCCGTCGTAATAGAGAACGTCACCCTGGGCAAGTGTCCCAGTTGTAAGGAGCGCGGGCCTGATTTTGCCGTCACTGTCGAGTTGAACAACATCCCCTTCATCAGTGGCAGATGATGTTGTTAGAATTTTGGAGGTTACATCCGCCAACATATCAGTTGGCACTTTGGTAGTCATAGTTAGTCCACGGGCTTAGCCCGCAACAGAAGGTTCTTATGCGTCAAAATCCACAAGAGTGAAGGTGTTGGTGGTAGCCCCCGCTGTAATCTTCACCATGATATCCCCATCATCCCCCGCTTCTGTACCATCACTCATCCAAATAACTGTTGAACCCTCTGTTGGGTCACCTGGGTCTGCGGATTTCTCTGTAAGTAAAATCGCAGTTAATGTGGTGTTGCCTGTCACGTCCAGAGTCCCAGCAACAGCTGTATCCCCCGTAGCACCATCCACAGTCATCTTATCAGTGTTCACTGTTAGATCTGTGGTCAACGAAGTGATCCCAGTTACATCTAGAGTCCCAGCAACAGCTGTATCCCCCGTAGCACCATCCACAGTCATCTTATCAGTGTTCACTGTTAGATCTGTGGTCAATGAAGTGACCCCAGTTACACCTAGAGTCCCAGCAATAACCGTATTACCTGTAGCACCATCCACAGTCATCTTATCAGTGTTTACCGTTAGATCTGTGGTCAACGAAGTGATCCCAGTTACATCTAGAGTCCCAGCAACCACAGTGTTCCCCGTAGCACTGTCCACGGTCATCTTGTCTGTATTCACAGCCACATCGTTAGATATGTTGGTGGTTCCAGTGCCTTCAGTGATGACCTTGACACCACCAGCGGTTGAAGCGTCGTGGATTCTCAGGGTTTTATCATCAGACACATAGGTAAGTTCACCAATAGCCCCTGTGAATGAATCGTGGTCGCTGTCAGAGCCACGGCGAAGTTGCACTTGTTTAGTAGTCATTTTGGTTTCCTAGAGAATTTTGGGGATCATCAGGCATCGTGGTCTAACCGACTCCATGTGTCAGTCCCATCAGCGTCGATGTGCCCACCATAAACTGTTGTGGTGTACCCAGCGGCTTTCCACCCCCTTACTATGGGATACCGCTCGTCCTCACTAGCAGCAGTTCTGTGGTTTTCTACCAACCAGTGAGTTTCATCATCTACCACAGTTGGGGCCTGATCGTGGGCTGCTGTTATCCAATAAGTACCGCTGCCCACATCTTGAAGTTCTTCGCCAGTGGTTAAACTTTTTTCAGTGCCCTTATCTAATTGACCTTGGATTTCAACTCCAGTAGGCGATACGACAATACCGACGAGTTGCTCAGGGGCTCCGTCGAACTGAGTTGTGGTCCCTTCCTTGGGCACCTCTACCCTAATCTTAGGAACAATCGGGCCCTCCGGAGTGTTTTTGGTTGACACCATCTCCATAGAGACCCAACCAGACACTGCGCCGGGGCCATTAAACAGGCGGTCGCCCCATGTGTCTAGACCAGCACTGTTCGCGTAGACATGCACACCGTCCTCTACATGCTCCTCCCATACACCATCGCAATCATCGATACCGCAGTCCACAGATCCAATATAACATTGTTGGTTGATGGCGGTTCTGGAACCAGTGAATGAAAGACCTACGCAGGTATCCGCCATCCAGAAAGATGATTTGAGGCGGTTATTTGTAAACCTATAGAACGCACACCCCCCCATGTAGGTGTGATTAAATCGGTTATCCGTGATCATCCCCTCAAAGTTGCCTTTACCGAATACCACATCAATCACAGGGGATATTTCACTGTCTGTGTGTAGATCAGCACCTTCGGTGTAGCCAGCAGGAGCAACTTCAGCATATTTTGCACTGATCACAATTCTATGTGTGTCAGTAGCCCCAATGACAGTTGAGTAGTTTAGGGCGTCACCACCACCTACCGCATCCGCAATGGATTTAATTACACTGGTACACGACATCTTATTGGCGATCCCTCTCGGGAAGTGAGTACCTAAACGTCCGCCCCTGTTAAACTCTTTTTGCCTGGTGGGGTCTGTGATGTCGTTGTTAGTGCTGTCAAACTCGATCTCACACCACTCGTCGTCCTCCTCGCCAGCGTCACCATACCACGTAATAGGCGTTCCAGAGTATTTATGAAGAGCTTTGACCTTCCACGGCTGGAGGTTCTTTCCTTGCGTCGTGCCAAACGAGCACTGAGAAACTCTTGTATTAAAGACAAAAGGAACTATTGGTGCAGCAACTCCTTTTACACCCCACGGATCTGTCCATTCCTCGGTGGTATCGTCATACTCCCAATCATTGTTTGTTGTGGTTTCTCCCCAGTCGCCTAACCACCCCGCTCCATACTCCGTGGTTTCAGATGGGATAACTCCGTCTTCGTAGTTGTGTGTGGTGTACCGGCCTTGCTTGTCCAGGTCTTTTTCCGCCGTGCGTATGACAAGCCCACCATAACCACAGTTATAACACTCTCCATCCATAATCTGGGTGTTCTCAATCCTCCCGCCAACCCTTGGTGATTCAATTAAGATGCCTTCCTTTGCACAAGTGTGGATCCAGAAGTCTTTAATCATCCACCCAGAAGATTGAATAACGATTCCTCGCTCCACGTCTTGCATAACAGCATCACGAATGAAACCAGTAGCGGCTCCGATATCCCAAGCTCCTCCAGTGGAATCGTGTACCCCATAGTTATACCCACAGATCCACACGTTATTAATTTTGGTATGTCTTGTTTCCCACCCGATTTCTATCGCGGTTGAAGGGACTGTCGTTGAAACTCCCGAAGAATCAGACCAAGGAACCTTTATGACGATTGGGGAATCATCTGATATGAGTGTACCTGTCATTCTAGGGCAATCATCATTGGTAAACCAAGCTGTCATTGAGTTGTTATATCTGTCATCACCGACCGCTGGATCATCGTTGTTGTAATACGCACCACCAGATTTTAACCAAGGCCCTAAGAAACCCATATCACTTATTTCAGTGTGGTTCATACTGGCGCGGCTGTATTCATCTGGGTCGTAATCTACATCCGCCGCTGTGCTTACTAAGCCATCATAAGGTCTAGCTGACTCACTCAGTATGCTTCCAGCTCCCCCCCAGATTAAGAAACCTCCGTTTTTAATGATAGAGGCATTCCTATCAACTCCCCTAATGGTTGGCCTCGCGGGCCATTTCCCCCCTGTATTATCCGCCGAGGCACCAGCAGCCTTAATTGTAAACTGGGTATTATTGCATTCGTAAACACCGGAGGGGAAATAAAGAACTGCTGGCTCTGATTGGTTAGGATCCCAGTCTCCGTTGTCCCAGATATCTTCAGCATAGGCTATAGCATCCTTAATAGCCTGAGAATCGTCTGTAGTTCCATCCCCGGTAGCTCCAAAGTCCTTTACGTTTACAACTTCGGCAAACCTGGACTCCAGTGATCTATTTGAAGATGCCCCTGTACTCTTTACAGTTCCCGCGCCGATGTCCCCCGAAACATCCCCAAGCAGTGCGAGTGTCCCATATACATTTGCATTGGTTAGGGCACTCAGAGTCCCCGCCGCTCGTGTGTCGCCTGTTATGTCCAGTTCCCCCCCAACAGTAAGGTCTCCAGCGACTGACGGGTTATCTTCAAGGATGTCCCGACTGACCCCGATATTTCTGGCGGTCAACACCTGATCCACGGAAGCACCTGTGCCAAGTGTCAAGGTGGCCCCTGAGATGGTGAAGTCTGTGGTGGGTTTCTGAACCACACCATCGAGATCCACAATAAATGTATTTACATTCGTTGATGTGGGGACAGGACTCATCACGAAGGTGGTCTGGTCTGCTGTTGCAGTGAATGAGTAAAGTTGCGGAATCGAAGGGGCATCGTAAAGTTCAAGCCCATCCACATACTCCTTGGTAACCGCGTCGTTGGCCCCTGTGGGAGTTGCGACATCTTTGATACGTTTATCCAGGGCATCCCATTGTTCATCTGTGTGGTCAACCCCCAGAGCGTCACTGGTAGCAGAATCCTCAGCCTCCTGAGAGATATACAACAACCCCAGCACAGCAGTATCAAGGTCCTTTTCCGTCAACACGGAGCCGTCTTGGAAGTCCGCGATCTGAGCCTGATACTCAGCCTTAGTCTTCGGGGTTACTCTTTTGAGCAACACAATCGTCCCAGAATCTGGAGCAGATGCGAAGGTAACCTTGTTGGTCCCCTCATCAATGGTGTACTCAGTGGTCTGCTCTACACCATCGAGGTAGACCTCAATGTGTTCTTCGGAGAGATAATCGAATGTGATGGCAAATTCACTTTGCCCCGTACTTTCGTACCTGTTGTATGAGTAAATAGGCATTACTGGCTTTCAATAAGTGCGAGGAGTTGATTAACCTGAGAAGTGTTTCCTGATCTGCGATGCTGCTTGATCAAGGCTCCGATCTCGTCTCTTCGTTGGACTTCTGGGAATTCTTTGAGCATTTGACTGAACGCCTTTGCTCTATACTTGGACACTACGCGGTTGATTGCCGCAACACGGGGGGACTTGTCTAGACCTTCGATATCTTCTTCTGGAAGACGCTTGTACTGGGAGGACTTGAACAGGCGTGTGAGTTCCTGCTCGATGGACCGCCCGGAAACCTTTACAGAACCCTGGAGTTCCAACCATCGGTCGTATGCGGACTGATTATTGCGATTCTTGTACCCACGGAGGTCTACCCCATTCTTCACAGCACCGGGGGGTGTGAACCCGTGGCCGACATTGGCAATCTCTTTCGCCACAAAGGAACTTCCACCAGTTGAGTATGTGAAGGGGTTATACAGTTCACCTTGACCGGGGTGCTTGATGGTCTGCCCAAGGAAGTTCCGGCGAGGATCAAGGTCCGCCGAGAGACCAGGCACACGACTGCGTATAGCATCAAGCATCCCTTGGACTGCCTTCAGGTCATTGTCACCGAACGCTGTGCCTGTTTGACCAACAAATGCTGGTACGAAGGATGCTGCGAACTGTTCTGTGAGAGCCGAGGCAGTACCTCTACCGGGGTTCGTGATTGCACCAAAGAATCGTTGAAGACCTGTGAGATATGACTTACTGGCAACATTCTTACCAACAGCAATCGCAATCGCTGGGATCATCCCCTCAAGTTGGTAGATGGATTCCTCATCATTATTACTAGCAGCCACCGCCATTGTCTCATTGAAGTCAGCAGCAAGACCCAGGAAGGTTGCGAAGGGATCCAGTCTCCGATAAGAGACATAGTTCTCACCAATCTTGACGGAATAGGGTTGCCACCCAGTACGTGTCAGTGCTTCGCGTTCATGCCGGTTGGCTGGACCATTCCCTGTAAGAAGCTCACCCCTTGCAAGAGCAGCCATGCCAAAGAGACCCATTGCTCCTGTAGCCATCCTTCCCATAAAGTCCGCACGGACAGCCGCGTCACTGCTCATAGACTTCCAGTATTCTTTTTTTAGGAGAACTTTCAACGCGAGTGGGGAGCGATCCAGATAGAACTTCAGTAGGTTCGTGGGGGTTCTAACGAAGGGGACGATGAATCGGAGAGAGGGGTATTTGTTGATGATGTCATTGACACCCCTGGATACCCCAACAACCATCCCACGGTCCCGAGACAACGGGGTTGTGAAGGTAGACGTTCTGGCTACTTCTCTTGCTCTCTCAGCAATCTCACCAGCATTCTGATCCCAGTTCTTGTAAAGGTACTTCTTCACATGATCGTTGTATTCTTTGGAGGATTCATCGAGACCCTTCATCGTTGCCTCAGCGTGTGCTCGTTCAAGAAGAATTTTTTCAGAGTACATCTGATCATCTTTCACCATCTGCTCAAACAAGCGGTCAACCTCTGTTGCTTGAGCTACTCGATTACCCATGAGAGATGGGTCTGATCCTACCCGTTTCCATAGGTCTCGCTTGATGTGTGCGCGGTAGTTGAGTTGCTTGAAGAATTCATCTTCAGCCGTCAAGAACCTGCTAGGGGCATTTATGGTGTTACCGGCCCACTTCTTCGCCGTGGTGGCGAGGTCATCCACATCTGGGTTTATATCAGTCGCCCCACCCCTTGGTTGGTACTCCATCGCTCGTACATTCGGGTCAAGACGGTTCCTGCCCTCTTTGAAGGACATCCTTGCTGCACCCATCGCGTCACCAAACGACTCAAATAGGTACATATAGGTGGAGAGTTCTTCCCCCATTGCAGACAAACTACGCTCAGACATCCCACGACCAATAGCCTTCTCAAGTGGAAGGAACAACGTGGTAGCAAGACCCGAAGCGATGTTGACAAAGTGTGTGGATGGTCCACTCAGGATGGCATTCATCCAGTAGGAGACCAGAGCGTTGTCCTTCTTTCGGAGGAGTTTCAAAGCCCCCCTGCCTGTCTCGTCGGCCTTGTACGCCTCAGCAAACTTATTCATCTCAGCCCGTACACGCTTGAGTCCTTGCTCAAAGTTGCCTTCACCGATCTCCTCGATAACCTGTTTCTGTGCCCTTGACCAATCAACGAGTTCACGTTCTCCGGGTTTCAGGACGGTCCCTTTGATTTTCTTACCACCGTAGCCTTCGCCCTTACCTGGTCCTTTACCTTTACCTTCCCCCGGACCTTTACCGGGACCAAGACCTTCACCTTCTCCTGGACCTTTACCGGGACCAAGACCTTCACCTTCTCCTGGACCTTTACCGGGACCAAGACCTTCGCCCTTACCGCCAGTCACCAGTTCCTCTG